TTTCTCAACGCCGTAAATGTATTATGGTAATTTACACCAGACTTAAATGCTAAAGCACCCGATACATAAAACTTATCAGTCTTAGATAACATATACTGAATATAGGGGTGGTTTTTATCGAAGCAACCAAAAACAGCCACGCACTCTCGCTCCAAGTCAATAGGCCAGCACTCAGAAACAGTCAGCTCAGCATGAATTACACCGGTCACAGACTTCAGGATTAAAACTGTCCCAACAGCAACCTCCGTTCCGACGCTACACGTAATAGGAATAGAAAACACACTTGAATCTATACGCATATTATTAAGGCAAGAATTATACTGAGCCGCTGTCATATACGTATTAAGTGGAGCAAATGCCCCAAGTGAAAGGCACTCAAGGTCACATAATTCTCTTTCGTCAAGAACCTTATTCATAATATATTATATATATGTAAATTATATTATGTTTAAGTATTTTAAGTGCTATCTAATCTATCCCTCAAAATACCAATTACCCTATCACTAACTGCTCCCAACCACATTGTAATAGAGTTTTGCCTAGTTTTTATCATCATATCGTCGGAGTCTTTCATTCTATACCACGACAAAGTAACAACACCGCCATCCAAAACACTGCTAACTAAGCAAAGGCCTTGTGGTCGAGTCTCTTGGATGACAAGACTAATATTATTATCGCCTGTTCGAAGTGGCATCCCGCGCCAAATTGCCCGCTGAGCAGCAATTATTTGCGAAGCCTGTATATGTAGTGGAAAAAATACGGAAGAGGCGTTTAACGCAACAGTCCCCGCCTCTGAAATCCAGCGAAATACAATAAGTGTCATATTTAATGAAGGAATAACTGCTGGCGGTATAACAACATCAGGGGCAACAACAATCATTACAGGCTCTATGAAATGTTTACGTAGTGACGCAATAAAGGACCAATTGCGTGACCCGGTAACTCCTATCATACTTAGAATCATAGTCCATTTCTCTCCAGCAATCAGGCCCCGCGTCCCAGAGCTTTGTTCGCCAACAAGTAATATTCGCGTAATGGCCTCTGTGCCAATAAACTCATAAGGTATCCATAATTCTGTCGCGTTTTCGCAAAATACCAAAGAACAGGTATTTGTAATATCGGAACCAAAACCTTCGAGCTGAAGCTCATCACTCATTTTATTTATTAAAATACGTATTTCTTAAGCTCATACGGGTCGTGAGTTTAAAACCCAAGATTTTTATATTATGTAAATTAATATTTTAATATTATATAAATGGAAGATAATAACAAGGAGAAAAAAGACGCCTGTCAGGAAAAATGTAAAACGCTTTCACCATTAATAGCAAAACAATATAGCGACCTGATTGCTTCCGGTCCCGCCGCCGACATAGACTCATGGAGTAAACTATTTAGGTCAATACACAACGAAATATTTCTATGTAATATGCGTTGTTATGAAAAACAGTCCCTAGCCAGTCATATTAAAAATCGCTAAATAAAGAAGACAACTATGCTTAAGCAAGTATTAGCATCAACTGTAACAATCCTACTAATGGACGCTGTGTGGTTAAGTACTAATTTTAAATATCATAAAAAGCTTTTCGAGACCGTTCAACAATCTCCATTGGAAATACGTATACTCCCGGCCGTCTTAGTTTATTTACTGATTCCATTAGCCTTATATTATTTCGCAATTGAACCGAGTAAAACTCATAAAGAGGTAGCTTTAAAAGGAGCCCTGCTAGGTCTTTCTATGTATGGATTATATGATTTGACCAATCTTTCGACTCTAAGCGGGTGGACAATAGAAATGGCATTAAAAGATACATTATGGGGCACAGTTTTATGTTGTATAGCATCGTTAGCAGGGTTTTACTTCAAGTCTAAATAAAATATAAAAACCGCAAAAGTTTGAAATAACAATACAATGAAAACATCACCTTTAAAATGTCTGTAACAGAACTTTTAAAGGATATTGAAAAACCGCCTAAAGGAACTATAGTTGTGGTACCGTTTGCAACCGAGCCTCTTATGGAATGGCTAGGAAGTGGCTATATCTCTTTAGGATATAGTACAGACCCATATACTTACACAATATTTAAAAAAGACTGTTTATTATCCCCCCCACGGCTTTCAGGTGCCTATGTGTTATGCTATCCGCCATGGGATAAGAAAAACGACGCCACCGATAAAAGCATATTTGATAGATATGGCACGGATAATTTATATAAGTGTTTCATTAAAAACCTGATTAGTGATCATCAAGTTCTTGGTGGAACTATAGCAATTCCACTTAATTTTCTTACGGGTATACGCGATTCCGAAAAAAAGCGTCGTAAGGAGTTCTTGAACTTATTTATTATAAAAAAACTACATATATATAATGAAATAATTATAAATACATATACACCTATAGTGATAACATTTATTCGTCGTACTGAGCCCAAAACAACATTTGAGATTTTAGCTCCTGTATTTTATCCCTCTATGAAGCAGATTCCATGGTCATTTCAAACAAGCAATCCCATGCTTCCTGGGTCAGACCCCTTTGAAAATACACAGTATTTAAGTAAACCTAATAATCAAATAAAGGTTAAAATAAGCACCATATCTGAACAATCAGAAGAACCACACACCCGTCAGGACATATACTTATGTAAATATGAAACGAAGACTAGTAGGATCTGCTTAAAAGATTGTTCAGAATCTGCAGATTACCGTATATTTATAAAAGGGCACATGAGCAAACGGCTCCAAACACGACTTATTGCTGATTTTAATAAATGGGTTCGTTACTGGATTGAACTTACAAATGGTGTATTTCTTAATTATAATATTTTAAATAACATACAAAAAATATCATATATGAACACTGATTTAGTGTCGGAAGCATTGCGACGAATTATATGGAGCTATTATAAACAAAAGGTTTAATCGTATTATATAACACTTTTTCACAGCGACCTCCGTGCAAGCCGTTTCTTTTACACATCACACAACAGTAGGTGCTATTATTAATAGTTTGTCGTCTGTTACACATAAATTTACAAGCACTTCGGGAACATTTAAGTTTAGAGATATTGATAGGGGTGGATTTTTCAAGCAAATTAGCGTTTTCTAATGATTTTGTATATAAATTACTTATATATTTGTGTTCATTGCTATAATGTGTAGCAAACCCTTGTTTTCTCATTTTTTCCGAACGGCTATATCGGTCTGAATATTTTTTTTATTAAGAATTTCAATCCTAACAAACTCATGTGTTTATTAATATAAATATCCTTACTTAATACTAAATCACCAGATGGTTTACAATTATGTGCACCCATTTGGTAACCCATATCTGAAATCTTTTCCCTCAGAAAACATAATTGTTTGCTTTCACGTTGATTAATCACATATTTAGTAATAGTTTGTAAATCAATGTCGGACAAATCAGTTGTGTCACTTTCTCCTATCATATCAAATCCTATTATATTTAATATACTAGTGCCATTATCTCTTTCTTTCTTTAGTTCATCTTCGGTTACACATAAAAATTCGTCCATATCAGCAACAATTACCCAACCATTTTCCACATACTTCCAGCAATTATTTTTAATTTCTCTATATTTAAAATCATCTATACATGTATCACTATTCCAAGATACAACCAAGCATCCAAGCGATTTAGCAATTTCAACTGAATTATCAGTAGACTCGTTATCGTAAATAGTAATACGAGAAGATGGTAAATATGTTTTATAATGTTTTATAACATTAGGTAATAAAACACTTTCATTAAAACACAAAAGGAATATATTTATATCCATTATATATTCATTAAAGGATTTATTTTAGGCCAACTACCATTTCAAACCGGCAATCAAGGTTAAGACTCGGATATAAAAACTTTCTATAAGTGCCCGTTTCAAATGTTTATTGGTATAAAACCCACCAAGTGAGTCAAGAGCCTACCGACCAGTGTCGAAGTTAGGTACATCTTAATTGGGTACAACTCTACACGGCCGTAGCTGTGAAGTGCCATAAAGTTATAAGGGGTGAGCAGGGTCGTTTGATCTAAAAATTTCGAGGTTTTTTATAATTTATATTATGTAAAAACTACAAAATATAAGTTGAATAAATGGTATTAAATCAAACAAATGTGCTCACCCGGATAAGTATACCCTTCTGAAGGGGTGTGCTTAACTTCGGCACTTCACAATAAGGTTAATTATCTGGAATAACAGTAAACTACCGAACTTACACCGCCGGGGTTTTCAAACCGGCTATTGTCAGCAACGAGTCATAACAAATCACGCCACACTTTATGAGCCGAAGGCGAAGAAAGTGTGGGTTTGAAATGCCAGTTGGTCTAAAACCCCATTTAGACCCTTGAACATTAAAAACGGGCACTTAAAAATTGAAGGCTGAATCGGCTACTACCGCAACTCCAAAACAAATGTTCCTATATCTTGCTACATCTGCCTTCTACAGGATTCTTTATATCGTAAAACTCGGTATGACAGAAGACCTTTATGGGCGTAGAAGCACATATCAGACAAGTTGTCCCCCAGGTCTAACGCCTCATTCTCACGATATTGACTATGATGCGGTATGGGAAACAGATGCACTAACAAGAGATGATTTGTTTCATTATGAAGACATTCTTCATAATCAATTTATCAAGTGGCGTATGATGCGTAGCATTCCAGGTGATTCTGAGTGGTTTGATTTCAAGGGGCATTCGCCATTGGAGATTGTTAGAGAGTTTATGAAGACAAAGTCTTGGGTAAAGCGTGAAGTTCCTCTTTCTGAAATCGCTCCCCTGAAGCGTCTTTCACGCCAGTTGCGTAAGCAACACGCTAAGAATACAAACTTTCTTCGCAGTATAACTAAGCGGAATGAGGTTCTAAATCAGATTCAAGAGCCAGTTATTCAGGCTATTCAACAATTCATTCTAAATGTCCTGTTGTTTGCTGGATTTGTTATTGCCCCTTGTGGATCTGGAAAGACACCAATGACTTGTAAGGGAATCAAGGGGCTAAAAAAAGTCATTATCTGCTGTCCTTCCAATCAGATTCAGGGCCAGTGGGCTTCTACACTTATTACTGAGGGCGTATTTACAAAGAAGCAGATTCTTATTATGGGTTCTTCTAACAATGGAACTACAAACCAAGATGCTATTCGGACATTTATGCAACAGGATACATATTGTGTAATCACTACCTATATGTCATCCAATCTACTTGTTGATATTCTTACAAATGATACTCAGATTCTTGTGCTTGATGAGGCTCATCATTTGGGCGGTATTGTAGGTAAGGAGGATGAGGGTGAAGGTAAGACACGTAGGCTTATGATGAAGGCAACCGAATTACAAGTAAAGAGACTATCTCTTACATTTACTCCGCGCATTGTGCGTAATGATGACAACCTTGATATGGAGTATGCTTCAATGGATGATATTAATATATTTGGTTCTCAAATTGCTGAACTAAAAATCAGAGACCTTATTCGCAAGGGTGTACTTCCTGATTATCGTCTATGGTCTCTTCGTGATTCTTCAAAGAAGGGAACAGGTATTCTTGGTAAGGCTGATTGTATCCTTGAGTCTTGGGAAGCCACGCAAATGGTTCGTGAAGTAGAGGAGCATATTCTTCACCATCTTATTATATTCGCTTCAACAAATGATGAGGCAAAGCAACTTGAGACTTACTTCACGAATAAGACAAAGGATACTCTGGTTCTCTGTGTAAAAGGTGGTGATAAATTGGAAGAGCCTATTCGTAGATTCTCTGAGGCAAAACGAGCCATTATCGTGAATTGTAAGGTTCTTGGTGAAGGTGTAGATATTCCTATTGCGAATGCTGTAGCAGTGACTTATCCAAAGCATTCAAGGGGTGAAATTACACAGATGCTATTACGGGCAGGTCGCTGGTATCAGGGTAAGTCTGTATTTCACATCCTTCTTCCAGTCCTTGACGACGATGATATGACAGGGTTTGAGGATGTTCTTACCGCCCTTGCTTCTTGCGACGACCAGTTGCGCGATGAGGTGATTCTTCGTGCAACAAAACTAGTAGATGGCGAAATGAAACCACAAACTCCTGGAGATGCTGGTGCTGTAGCAGAATGTATTATGATTGATGATTACGATGGCTCTGACCCTGATGAGATACGAAAGTGCTTTGTCAATATCAGAAAGAATCTATTTCCTTCAAGAGAGAGTAAGCGTATCCAGGAACTCTGTATTGATAAGGGGATTGATACAAGCATTGAGTATTCTATGACTCTTCGCACACAGATGCCTGAACTACCTGAAGATCCAAAGCCGAAAAGTTCCACCTGGTATGACTATCTTCATCCTGGACTTGTAGAACGAATTCAAGTTCAAGTATTTGTGAAAGATGTTCTTGAGTCTAATAGCCTTCGTGTAGGACATAAATACGATGAGTGGCTTGGAGTTCAGCCTTCTGATATTAGAACGAAACTTCCTTCTGTGCAACATATCAATGATGGATACTTTGGCACAGAATACACCAACTATAACGGGCTTCTTGATAAGTTTGGTAAGAAGGTTTCTGGCGGTCGGCGGTGAAACCTCCCGGCTCTCATTTCAAAATCCAACCCTATTTTTTTGAAATGGGTTAAAGATATTTTAAAATATTTACATAGAATATAGAAAATGCCACCCTTCGCCTTAAAAATTGACGCCAGTTTTTCCACTGAAACCCAGTCAAAAAGTAGCATAATGGCATCCGTAGAAGCATTCAAATCTGCAGTTGTTCGTATCCGTGATATCTTGCGTGGTCCTGGCGTAGCCATTACAGGAATGGACTCAATGAGACATATTTGCCTCTATCTTCTCAGTCGCTATATGACAAAGGATAAGGTGAAGTCTCTTGGTGTTCCTGATGAGTTTGCGTGGGAAAATCTTATTGAGACAGCACAAACCAAGAATGGCGGTGTACAGAAGGCACTTGACTGCTTCTTTCACAAGGAAACTGATTGTCTTGTAAATCACTTTGACCGCCTGTTTGGAACTGAGAACTTCTCCTTTGATATCAAGAACCCTGCGAAGCACAAGGAGATGCTTGAGATTCTTGATAAGGTCAATATGGAACAGATTGATTGCCAGATGGATACTCTGGGTTGGGTCTATGAGCAACACTTGAAGACTGGTTCTTCTGCTGCGCGAGACTTGGGACAGTTCTTTACTGACCGTTTTATCTGCGACTATATGGTAAATCTTTGTAGGCCTGGCTTCAAGAGCAAGGGTGTTCCAGAGTCTGTTTGCGACCCTTCAATGGGAACAGGTGGATTCCTAACCTCTTATATGAAGTTCTATAAGAAACATCACGCTGATAAGTCAGTAGATTGGAGCATTCAGAATAAGGAGATTCACGGATGTGATACAGATCCAAAGGTTGCTGGTGTTGCACGGCTGAACCTCTTTATGGAATCTGGTGGCAATCGTGCTATAAATCTGCGAACTCACGATTCTCTCTATGGCGACCTTACCCAAACTGGCTACGACCTCATTCTTGCTAATATGCCATTTGGTCTGAAGGGCATCAAACACGCTGAATGCTGTGAGCGTGTTAATAAATTGAAGATTCGTGGCACGAAGTCTGAGCCTCTCTTCCTTCAATTGATGATGGTCTCTCTCAATCGTGGTGGGCGTTGTGCTGTTGTT